AGCGCCGATATACACACAAGGCAAATATGACCAAGGGTGCAGGAGCTAAGAGAGGTAATAAGCTATGATGCAGGCTATAACAGATAGCTCCAGAATTGAGCAATTAAGGGAGCTGTTGCTGATATTGGCAAAAGAGATTGATGACGGACCAGGTGCAAGAGATATGGCATCCTTGGCGAAGCAGTACAGAGAGACATTGAAGGAAATTGAAGAGATTGAAGGGGCAGAAGATGAAACAGACGAGATCGCAAAGCTCCTTGCAGGTGATGGGGAATCAGGAGCCAACGATTAGAATCTGTCCTGAGTACAATCGGAGTGATGGACTTGTGGCGGCGAAGCTGCTTAGAGTTGGTGGAACGATTCTTGATCCTTGGCAAAGTGATTTGCTAGATGATTGGATGGCACTCAATCCCAGCGGCAAATGGATTTGTAAAACCTGTGGAATATCCATTCCGAGACAGAATGGAAAAACAGGAATAATACAAGGCCGTGCCGAGGCTGGCATGATTAAGTACCAAGAAAAAATTGTATATACTGCACACTTACAGAAAACAGCTACCGAGACATTTGAGGAGATGGCTGTTTTTTTTGATTCTGATAAGTTGCGGAAATATGTCAAGGACATAAAGACAGCACTTGGAAGAGAGCAGATTATTCTGAAAAACGGTGCAAGGGTTAAGTTCCTTGCTAGGACCAGAAATGGTGGAAGAGGTCAACATGGTGATGTGTTGATATTTGATGAAGCTCAGGAGCTTGATAGTGATCAGCAGGCTTCATTCCTTCCTGCAATTTCAGCGAGTTTAAATCCGCAAACAATTTATGCAGGCACGCCACCTGATCCGAATGCTGTCGGAGATGTTTACAAAAAGATACGCTCCAAGGCAATTGGTGGAGGCACTCAAACAGCTTCATGGGCTGAGTTCTCCGTGGATGAGATTGGAGATGTTCACAATGTTGAGAGATGGGCGTTGACCAATCCTGCGCTGGGCCGCCGAATCCTTTTAAGCACGATCGAGGGTGAATGTGAGCAGATGGATCCTGACACGTTTGCTAGAGAACGTCTTGGATGGTGGGCACCTGAGAAGGTCCATGAGGACATTCCAGCAGTCATCTCTGAGGATGATTGGAACGCTTGTGCAAGCTATGAGCCAAAGCCAGAGGGCAAAACTGCCTATGGTATCAAGTTTAGTGCTGATGGCTCAGAGGTGTGCTTGTGTGGTGCTGTGGTTCCAAAGGAAGGTCCTGCAAGGATCACCTTGATTGATAGGAGACCAACAGGCTACGGAACACAATGGCTTGCTGATTGGCTCAATGAGAGATACAAAAAAGCATCATGTGTGGTCATTGATGGCCGCAATGGTGTTGATGTTTTGATAGATAAGATAAGCGGTACATGGAGATTTAAGGGCTCAGTTATCAGACCGAGTGCAAAAGATGCTATTGCTGCAGTAAGTTGCCTTATGGATGGCATAAATGAGCAAACACTTACTTGGTATGCTCCACAAGAGGACCTAAAGAACAGCGCAATCACTTCCACAAAGAGAAAAATCGGAAGTGCTGGAGGTTGGGGATTTGGTGGAGATGATTCCACGCCGATTGAGGCCTGTTCATTGGCTCTGTGGGGTGCAAAGAACAGCAAAAGAGATCCTAGCAAATCAATGAGGATTGGATGAGGTAAAGAAAATGCTTTTATCAATTGAACCGGAAAGAATTGCCGGACTCCCAAAAACAGACCAGATAAAACTTCATAATTTGATCAAGGTGTGGCACACACATGAGATCAAGAATCATCAGAAAAATAAATATTATGAAGGTCGAATCCGTTTAAGTGATGTGAATCTTGGAATCGCTCTTCCGGATGGTTTGAGAGGTCTTGAGATTGGCTGTGCTTGGGGTGCCAAGACCGTTGATGTCCTTGCCGGCAGGTCCATTTTTGATGGTTTTGTTGGTGCAAATGGCAATGAGGTGGAATCCCTGGATCAGATTGTAGTTAGTAATGATCTCATAGCGGAATATGCAAAGGCATGTAGGGATGAGCTCAAGTATGGTTGCACCTTTGCCACATTGTCCAAGGATGATGAGAAGGGTTGCAAGATCCGTTTCCACTCTCCTCAGACTGCAGCAGCTCTCTGGGATGGAGAAAAGGGCAGGATTTCTTGTGGCTTTGCCATTATCGACACAGAGCCAGATGATGATGACTCAACAACCTGGAGCCCTAGCCTCATAAACTACTACACAGATGAGTCTGTTTGGGTTCTTGAGCGCAAAATGGGCAATTGGTATGCAACAGAATACCGTCACAAAATGGGCAGACCTCTGATGGAGGCACTGATCTGGAACGCAACCAGTAATAAGCCTTTTGGACGTTCAAGAATCAAGGAACCCATCAGGAGACTCATTGACGGATATGTTAGAACCATTGCCAATGCAACAATTGGCTTGGAGTTTGCTACCTCTCCGCAGAAATATCTGCTCGGAGTTACTGATGAGCAGTATGATGTGCTGATAAATCAGAAGTTTAAGCAGTATGTTGGCTCAATCATTGCAGCAACAACCAATCCGGAGACAGGAGAAAAACCTAGCTTTGGTCAGCTGACACAGGGTAGCATTTCTGCTCACACGGAGATGATCAGGATCCTTGCAACACAGTTCAGTGCAGCGAGTGGTCTTTCTGTGACGGACACAGGTGTTGTCAATGATGCCAATCCAACCAGCTCAGATGCAATCCTGGCACAGAGTCAGACTTTGATTGTCATGGCAGAACAGTTGAACATCAGCAATGGTGATGCTCTTAGAAATATTGCACTTATGGCAACAGCAATAGTAAATAATCTTGCACTTTCAGAGCTTTCTGATGAGCAAAAGGATGTAGTTGCTCATTTCAAGAATCCTGCAATGCCATCAATAGCAATGAGTGCTGATGCAGCCATCAAGATCGCAAGTGCAAGACAGGGATTTGCTGAGACTGACACATTCTTGGAAATGATTGGCTTTGATAAGGCATCAATCAGAAGAATTAAGGCTCAGGAGCAGAGATATAGAGGGTTGGCAACCTTAGAGGAGATGGAGGCTTGATTTCATGGCAACCATGCCACTAGATACATGGGTAAAATATAAGAATTTGCTTGCCAAGATCAGTGATGAGGCTGCAAAAGAGTTCCGAGATGCTGTTTTTAATGTTAATGGCAGGTTCGGAGGTGTTGGCCTTGGACAGATAGACAGAGAAGAGCTGATCCAGTTTGCTTATGCTCTTGTTACAAAGTATTCTGAGGCATCCACCGAGGCAGCTTGCATCTTTTATGATGAGCTTGCGGAGTTGTCCGGTGCAGTGGTTCCTCCGGCAGTACCTGCTGAGACAGCTAATATCTCAACAGTCGCAAAAGCAGTCAATTTTAGTGACAATGAGGACCTTGTTAGCAGTGCTCTGGGCAGATTGGTAAAGCAAGCAAGTCAGGACACCACATTGCAGAATGCTTTGAGGGATGGTGCTGAGTTTGCATGGATTCCGTCTGGTGATACATGTGCATTTTGCCTGACACTTGCATCCAGGGGATGGCAAACAGCATCCAAGGGCGCAATTAAGAATGGACATGCCGAGCATATCCACGGAAATTGTGATTGTGCTTATGCTGTGAGGTTTAATGAGAAAACCAATTATGCTGGTTATGATCCGGACAAGTACCTGGCAATGTATAACTCAACATCCGGCACTCCAAATCAGAAAATCAATGCAATGAGGCGCAAGGCCTACGCAGAAAACAAGGAAGAGATCAACGCTCAAAAGCGTAGTGCATACGAAAAACGCAAGGAGCTGAACAGTTCCGAGGCGGAGGAAATAAATGTTAATTAAGCATCCACCTGGGTGCTTTTTTATTGGCAACTCGTGCCTAAAACGAGGGCAAAACACTACTCAATGGAGGGAAACACAATGCAAGAAACTGTGAATCAGGAAAACAATGCAACCGTAGAACAGCCAAAGGAAGAAAAGCTCTTTACTCAGGAGCAGGTGAACGGATTCTTTAACAAAAGATATTCCGAGATGATGAGCCAGATGGAAGAGTATAAAGCCAAGGCTGAGAAATTTGATCAGATGGAAGAGGCCAACAAGTCAGAGCTACAAAAGGCCACCGAGAGAGCACAGGCACTTGAAGCTGAACTGAATGGAATCAAAAAAGCTGAATCAATCAGAGCCATCAGAGAAAAAGTTGCAAAAGAGACAGGTATTCCAATGCAATCCATGTCATTGCTGACAGGAGAGACAGAAGAGGCTTGTCTTGATCAGGCAAAAGCAATCCTAGCAATTGCACAGCCTAACACAAGTTATCCACAA